GCATCGGTGATGAAGCGGGCGGGCGGGAAACCGGAGTTGGGGGCGTTTCAGGGACGGCTCGAGGAGAAAAACACTGACCCTCTGCTGCAGGTGAGGGCGGCGGAAATAAAGGCAACGGGCAAGAGCCAGCAGCCGGATATCGAGGACGCGTATGAGGCCTATAACTGCATCAAGCCGCCGTTTTCGTACGGGGTGATGACGAGCCTGCTGGACCTGGACCCATATCTGGCCGGGGCGGTCGAGGCCATCGCCACCAATGTGAGCGCCTGCGACTGCGAGATCGCCTGGACCGGCGAGGGCGATGACGGCCCGAAAGAGCAGCGGAAGGAGCTGGAGACATTTTTCCTGAAAAGCAACGACCCCACGAATCCGATGAGCCTCCAGGAGAAGATGCGGGTAAGCGCCGTGGATTATGTGGCGCTGGGAAGCTGGAACCTGGAAATCGTCCAGGGCGGCGGCCGCATGATGGATTTGGTCCACGCCCCCGCGGAATACATCCGGGTGACCAAGGGAATGGAAAGCTATTTGATGGTCAAGAACGGAACGAAAGCGCCGTTCACTTTGTACGGTGACCCGAAACGGGATAAGGCGGTCAACCAGATACTTCGGGCGATCCGGAAAAGGCCGGGTCACCGGGTATACGGAAAGCCGGCGATATTCCCCCTGATGAACACCGTGCTGCTCAACGCGCTCCGGGATGAGAAAAACCTGACCTGGTTTGATCAGGGATTGTTGAGCGACCTGCTGGTCCTCCTGGAGGAGAACATCACTGAAGAGGTCCGGACGCAGATTGAGGCGGATTACCAGAATTCAGGAGACGGATCGCAGACCCTTTTCCTCCTGCACGGCTGCGGGAAGGGTTTGATCCACGAGCTGAAGCGGAGCCTGGAGGATGAGAGTATCACCAAAATGGAGGGGAATAACCGTCAGCGGGTGCTCTCGGTCCTGCGGACCCCCCCCGCCAAAGTGGGGATTTACGAGGATGCCAACCGGGCCAACTCCATCACCCAGGATGAGACATTCCGGGCGGAAGTCATCAAACCCATTCAGGATACGTTCCGGGTGCGGTTCAACCACGTGATCCAGTATGGTTTCGGATTCAAATACTGGGAATTCCGGGTTAAGCCGTACGCGCTGAGGGACCGGAAAGAAGAGGCGGAGATCGATGAGATATACATCGATAAGGGTGTATTCTCGGTCAATGACATTCTGGCGAAGCTTAACCTTCCCCCGGTAGAAGGCGGAGAACGGCGGGTGGTCAATACCCCGCTGGGCCTGGTGGACCTCAATACCTGGACTATCGCGGTGGCCGATCCCAAAGCCGACCCGGCGCAGGCGGCGCGGCTGGTGACCAGGCTGGCGGAGCTGAGGAAGGAATTACAGGGGAGGACGGGGCACACATGCGAGAATTAACCCAAAGCCCAAAGTCCCCATTTGTCTTTCCGGAGGGGGAAACAGCACGGATTATCCCGCGGGTTTACGGGCGTCTGGATCGGGAGATACATGGGTTCCTGGTGGACATGGGGGTTGCGGTGCAGCGAACGGATGAGTTCGTTCCCCAGGAGGGCATGGTCAAGCGGTTCATGGCGGCCTGGGGAAAGGTCGCCGAGGAGATCGAAAAGAAGGTGATTAAGCAGGTCGAGGCGGGCAAGGAGGTTTCCTTTTGAGCGCATACCAGGAGTTCGAAAAGATACTGTTTTCCTTTGCGGTCGAAGCGGCGGTTGCGGGCGGGCAGAAGGCGTGCCAGCAGGTGGAATACGGTCACAACTTCCACTTTGAGGATGCCGATTCCCTCCGTTATCTTGAGGCGAACGCCATCAAGCTGGCGGAGTCCTCTTCCAGCCGGCTGAAAAAGAACCTGGAAGAGGTGATCCGGGCCGGGCTGAAGGACGGGAAACCCACGGCGGAGGTGACGAAAGAAGTCCATGCCATCTTCGAAAATTTTACGGGGTACGAAGCCGAACGGATTGCCCGGACGGAGATCGCCCGCGGAGTCAATACCGGGGCAATCACCGGGTACAAGGAGATGGGAATCAAGGTCGCGGAGGTGTATGCCAACGCCGGGGCCTGCCCCATCTGCCAGATGCTCAGCGGCGAACTGTGGACCGTGGACAAGGCGCTGCAGGTCCTTCCCCGTCACCCGAACTGCTATTGCTTCTGGCTGCCGAGGCCGGATATCAGCGAGCCGGGCAAGATACCGGGCGGGCGCGGGCTGGGAGAAATCGCCCGGGAAGTGGTCGAAGGGCTGGGGGTCAAGCTGGGTTCGAACCGGGTATCGATGACAAAAACCCATGTGCGGCATTCCGGGCATCATAATCACCTCAGCCTGGAGGAGGCCGGAACCACGGTGGCAAGCGCTACGGGCGGGTTTATCGATTCCGATGATGCTATCTGCCTGGTGATGGACATGGGAGACGAGCAGTGGTTCATCCCGGTGAAACGGACGAATGATGTCGGACTGCTGGGGCTGTCAGGGTACAAATTGACGAAAACGGAACTGCGGAAAAAGCTGGAAAGGGCGAAGGAATCGTATGGTTTATGACATCAAGCTTTTCCTCGATGAGGAGTCGCTGCCGGGAGGGCTGCTGCGGCTGGAAGGCGAGGGCTTTGACAAAACCGAAGAGGCTGATTTAGAGCAGTACGGGGAGTTCGGAACCCTGCGGATGTATGTCCACCGGGACACCGGGCTAGTAATTTTAGCGGAGGTGGAACGATTCCGGGAAATGGTGGAAAGGGCGGTGCAGGAGCTGCGGGAGAATCCCCTTCCCTGGACGTTCTCCCTGGCGGGAATCGCAAAGGAAAAGCCGCTGGAGGATGTGATCCTGGCGGTGTGGAAGAAGTACCGGAATCAAAAGATGGAATGGGAAGGATAAGGGGCAAAGGCACAGAGGCACAAAGGCACAAAGGGAAGGAACGGGAAAAATGCCGATTGATGATATAAACACTCGATGCCCGGAATACAATGGAAAGTGCAATCCCGAGGATTGTAAACCGTGCAGAACTATTAATCTGGGAAAGGCAAGGGTTTCGAACAAAATCCCCACATGGCGGTGTCCCGGTTGCGGTATCGAATGCGCCGAGGGAACGATGTGCGGAGAGTGCGCATGCGAAGATGATTGTTTGTAGGGCGAATAGGGCCGATAGGAAAAAGGGGCGAGGAATGAACATGGTGATGGATGACGGCTTACAGAGACGGCTGGAGGAGGTGAAAAAGCGGGACTGGTGGCCGGTGGCGCTGCTGGCCGAGGCGCTCGGAAAGCCGAAGATGTATATTTACCGCAAGGCTGCGGACGGCAAATTCGAGATGCTGAACGATGGCGGGTACATCAAAATCACCTCTGATTCCGTGGTCAGATATTTTTCTGAGAAACACCATCAAATAGTTTAACAGTTTTCACAGTTTTAACATCGTGAATTGATTAGATAACTGCTGTTACCGCAAGGTGCAGCAGTTTTTTTGTGGCCCCTTCGACAGGCTCAGGGGGCGTCGCCAGAGAGCACAAGATGAAGACAGTCGGAAATCAGATTATCGCGGTGCCGTTCACCCGGATTGACCCGGAGAAAAAGACCGTATACGGCTATGCCTCCACAGGGAGAATTGACACGTATGACAGCCGGTTCGATCCCGCCTGGTGGTCGCAGGCGGCGGTCGGATACCGGGAGAAGCGGACGGTCAGCGCCATGCACATGGATGTCAACGGCGAGCCGATGCAGATGACCAACCGTGAGCCGATGGTGGTCGGAACCGCTACCATGCTTGAGATCGATGCGCGCGGGCTGTGGGTCGGTGCGGAAATCCGGGATGCCTGGGCCTGGGAAAAGGTCGAGAATGGGGACTACAACGGGTTTTCCATCGCGGCGGTGCCGTTCGAATATCACGAAGAGACGGTCAACGGCCGGACCATCCTGGTCTTTACGAAATACCACCTCTCGGACATCACCATCGGGTATCCCGCCGCCAACCTGGACGCGGTTTTCCAGTTGATGGAGCGGCTGGCGATGGATGATTCCTCCCCCTGGGACTGGGACTGGAAGACGGATGCCGACGCCATCATCGCCCAGTTGGGCTGGGAAGGACTGGCGAAGGCGTGTCTCTGGCAGGACCCGGGGAAAGATGCGAAGACAAAAGAGGCTTACAAGCTGCCGGTAGCCAAGATGAAAGAAGGCGTCCTGACTATGTACTGGAACGGGGTGCGGGCGGCCATGGCCCGTCTTCTCGGCGGCGGCGGAGATATTGGCATTCCGGATGAAGATAGAAAGAAGCTGTACAAAAAACTCAAGAGCCTGTACAAAAAGTTCGGGAAAGAGGACATCCCGGAATACCGGCTCGATATCACCGATGGAGGAAGCGGTATGAATACGTTTGTGAAGGCGGTATTCGACCTGGTGAAGCGGCTGAGCGGCAAGGAGCCGGACGCCACGGCGGTGCAGGAAATCACGGCGCTGGAGGGGCGGCTGGCCACCGAGAAGGACGCGCAGATCACGCAGCTCGGCGCGGCGGTTACGCAGCTCACCGAGCGGATCGCGAAGCTGGAAAAACCCGCGGAGACCACTCCGGTCACCCCTTCGGCGACCCCCGACCCGAAGGACGCCAAGATCACGGAGATCGAGGGGACGGTCAAGGGGCTGACGGATCGCCTGGCGGCGGTCGAGCAGCAAGCCGGGAAGAGCCAGCAGCCGGGAGAGACGGGGCTGGAAAGCCGGACGGAGAAGAAGGATGTTTTCACGGGGCTTTTCACGGGGGAATAAAAAAGCAGTGGCAAAGGCACAAAGGCACAAAGGCACAAAGTGAAAAAACAAAACATTTTTTAGCGAGGTAGTACAACATGCCTAAGTTGACACGAGACCGATTTATGCAAATGACCTCAGAGGAACGTCTGGCCTATATCTACGCGCGGATCAGCACGTCCGACATCGCGAGCGCCGGAAAGCTCAATGCCGCCCAGATCGAGCAGTTCATCGACCTGGTCGTGGATCAGACCAGCCTGAAGGATTTCGTCAAGGTCTACCGGATGAACACGCCGACCCTGGACCTGGACAACATGCTCCTGGCCACCCGTCAGCTCTACCAGCCCACGGAAGGCAGCACGTCCGGAGAAAACCTCATCGAGGCCACGTTCGCGAAACGGACGTTGACCCCGCTGGAATGGATTTATCCGGCGACCATCAGCTACACGTTTCTGGAAGATAACATCATGCGGGAGAATTTCGACGGCCTGCTGATGGCCATGATCGCCAAGGCGGTGGGGAACGATCTGGAAGACCTGAATGTCAACGGCGACACGGATTCGCAGACGGCCTTCCTGCAGCAGAACAACGGCTGGGTGGACAGAGCTATCGCGGCCGGCCATGTCTACGACACCGACGGGAAAGCGGCGCCGGAAGGCGGGTATTACTATTCCGACACGATTTTCCCCGAGATGCTGGCCGAAATGCCCAAC